CCATTTGCTCTCCAGGCGTAGGCTCAACCTCACCACGCAGCATCGCGCTCATGCGCTGGAACCCTTCGCCCTGAAATGGCGTTGGCGCAAACCCGCGACCCTCAGCAGAACGCAACTCAGCAACAGGCTCGCCAGCCCCGACAGCACGATCAGCCAGGATGCTGAGGTAGTCCTCGTCAGAAGGGCGAGGGACAGGCGCAGCAGCCGGGCGGCGCACGCGGCCGCCCTCGGCATACTTCTCGTCAAGGTCAGCAAGGCCGCCCTCGGCGTAGCCCTCAACGCCAGCACGCCCCAAGACCTTCTTGACGTAGTTCTGCGTTTCCAAGATCTGCGGGATCTGATTGCCGGCTCGGGCAACCCTGGTGGGGCCAGCATTGTAGGCGGCCAGGGCGAGCGGCAGACTGCCAAAGCGGTCAATCTGCTGGCGCAGATACCGGGCGCCGCCCTCAAGGTTCTGCGCCGGATCGTAGCGGTCAGCACGAAGGTCTGCCGCGGTGCCGGACATTAGCTGCGTCAGGCCATACGCACCCTTACGGCTGCGGGCTTCCGGGTTGAAGCCGCTCTCTTGATAGACCATTGACAGGAACACATCGCGCGGCAGGTCGTACTTCTCCGCCAGCCTGATAGCCTCGGCCACCCATGGGTTATCGGCGGGCAGCACTGAACCAATGCGCGGCGGCACGGCGTCGTTGGCAGTCTCGCCGGGGAATACACGAGGGGTGCCAGCCTCTGCGCTTTCCCCGGCTGTTCGGGGAGGTGCCACAGCCGGAGGAATAGGAGGCAGGGGCAGAGGCTGGCGTCTTGTAGACTTGCGCTGCTCGGCCGCAATGGCAGCAGGCACGTCAAACTCTTGCATGCGTGGGCGGCGCACCGGGCGCTCCAGCTCACGCATAATATCTAGGGGCGGGCGGGGCGGGATAGGGAGGGAACCGGACATTACCAACGTACCTTATTGGACCAAAAGGCCGCGCTGCTGGGGCCTTTCTCAATGTTCGCCGCATGCCGCGCCTTGAAGCTGGCGCGTTTGGTCTTCATCCGGTCCGATTCGCCTTCCTTGGGTTTGCCGGCGGTGGAAGCGCCCTGCTCCCCAAAGCGAATTACTTTCTCTTTGCCGTCGTAGCACGCCTTCACGACGTGCGACTTCTTCGGGTGGTCAGGCGTGCGGCGCGGCTTGTTGCAGGCCATCGCATCCTTATCCACGCGCTTGCTCATTTCTTGCGGGCCGCCCGTAAGTTATCGACCATGTTCGGCCAGGGGCGCCCGGCCGCCTTGGCCATAGCCTTCGCAGAAGCCTTCTGATCGTCAGATAGACCTTTCGGCTTACCCAGACCTTTGGGTCGGCTCTTTTCCCAGATCGGCTTCTTAGATGGCATACGGGTTGACCCTTTCTCGCTTATACTGCCGCGGCTCGTCACGTTCACGAGCCTGAGGCAGATCGAACCAGCCCTCGTTCTTTAGGTATATTACAGCCTGACTGAACGTGTCCACATAATCATCATGCTCGGCCACCGGGAATTTTGCCAGTTGCTTCATGAACGCCTGTGCCCAGCTTACTGGCTGCCCTCGGTTCTTACCGCTTTCGGGCAGCCAGAGGAAGCCCATCTCCAGCGTAGGCGAGGCTTGGTGCGCCCGGCTGATCTTGTCGGCGTTGCCGGGGTTGTAGCCAATCGCCGGCACCTTGGCCAAGCGCAGATCCTGCAGCAGCGACTGCCCTGAGGCTTTGGCTTCCACCAGGATCCGGTCAGCCCGCCGGGCGGTGCGAAGGCCATCCTTAACCGTCGTGCCGCCATACTCGGTTGACCAGTCCTTGATCACCCTGGACCGCAGTTCGGGGTAGCTGAGATGCTCGTCCCAGGCGTCGATCAGCATGGCGTTGCGCTGGCTGTTGTGGGTGAAGATGCCCCAGACAGAGCAGGCGGTGGGGTCGCCGGTGGTCTTCTCGGTGAAGGCGCAATCGTAGCTTTGCAGGATGTACTCAAATTGCGGCAGCCCCTTGTCGGCCGGCCAAAGCTGGAACTCCTTAGTTTTAAGGATGCCGCCTTCGCTCGGCACTGGATCCTGCTGCAACTGGCCGGAGGTGCCGTAGGTACCGAGTAGCTGCTTTAGCTCGGTGATTTCCTTCTGGCCAAACCGCTCAGGGCAAATCAGCTCACCTTTCTGCTGCCGCGGATCGTAGGGGCCCATGCTGGTCTTGCGGCGGACCCCATCCCACTCGGCCGGGATCATAAGGTGTTCCCACCCGCCAATATCTACGAGGATGTGACCGCTGATATCGCGCTCATGCAGGCGCTGCATGATCGTCACCATAGCGTCTTTCTTGGGGTCGTTGAGGCGGGTTGACCAGACCATATCAAACCATTCCAGGGCAGAGTCGCGGATCACGTCAGACTGGGCTTCCTGGGCGCTGTGAGGGTCGTCAAGGATCAGGCGGCTACCGCCTTCGCCCGTGGCCGTACCGCCGACTGACGTCGCCAGCCGGTAGCCGGTCTTATCGTTCTCAAACCGTTGCTTGGCGTTCTGATCGCCGGCAAGCTTAAACATGTGGCCCCACCGCTCCTGATACCAGGGCGATTGGATCAGGCGGCGCGCCTTCAGGTTGTCGCGAATGGATAGGGTGCCGGAGTAGGAAGCGCAGAGGTATTTGTGGCTAGGGTCGGTCAACCACTCCCACATGGGCCACATCACGCTGACGATGGTGGATTTGGAATGACGCGGCGGGATGTTGATCAGCAGCTTGCGGATCTCGCCAGCAGTGATTGCCTCCAGATGCTCGCAGATCTCTTCAATGTGCCAGGACGGGATGAATGGCACCCCAGGCTCAACGACGTGCCAAGCCTGCTGCACAAACTCGTACAGTGACGCAGAGGCAGCCCGACGCTTTTGCTCGCGCTTGATGGCATCAAGCAGCACCTCGGGCTTGAGCGTGGCGTTCATTCTGCTGCGTCGCGGAATAAGTCACCCTGTCGCTGGGCTTCCTCTATCCGGCGGCAGGCAATATCGAAATACTTTGGTTCCATCTCAATCCCAATAAACGGATGGCGCATCTGCACCGCTGCCACACCTGTTGAACCGCTGCCCATGTAGGGGTCTAGGATGGCTCCGCCGGGCGGAATTTTGGCCTGTTCAATGCACCAGCGCATCAGGGGGACGGGTTTTTGCGTGGGGTGTTCCTTGCCTTCGGTGGCAAGCTGGCCGTGGGAATAGTTGAAGGCACGAATGGGCTGATCAAGTGTCGTCCACGCCAATTCAAGGTGTCCGCTGCTAAACTCGCGAACGATCTTGTCCCATGCGAGCCATCCGCGTTGCGCGGGTAAATCGTAATAGTTGCCACCCCAAATGATGCAGATATCGGCAAGCGCGGGCAATTCATGGACAAACTCGGCGCGATGCGCGTCCCATCCGCCATCAACATCAAGCCCGTCTCGATGCCTAAGCGGCCACTTCTTTGCGCCCCCCTGCCACTTGTCGCCCAACCCATAAGGCGGATCTGCAATCACCGCCGCTGGTCTTTCCAGCGACGGTGCAATTTCGCGACAATCGCCCAGGTAGAGCGTCGCTAACCCTATCTTTTCAACCCTCATTTTTCTTGCCGGCCGCCTTCCCTAACAGGCTCTGCATTTGATCAAGCTCGGCATCGGAGAGGCCCTTCAGATTGGCATCAATCTTGATGGGCGCCCTGTCATTGTCGCCGCCGTGAGCGTGATGATTGATTTCTTTCCACTTGCCGCGTGTCTTCATCCAGAAGATCGCGGCCGCAACAGACCCCTGCTCTCGGCTGGTAGCAATGCCAAATAGGTTCTGGGCAACGGCCGAGTTGGCTTTTGCCTCCCCGTTATCCAGTTCCTCGCGAAAGTACTTCTTCAGCGTACTTTCCGCGATGTTTAGGATTTTCGCGATTTGCTCTTGGGTCAGCCCTAGACCAACCATCCGCTCCACCTGCTGCCGCTCTTTATCGGTGGGGACGAAAGGCTGATTGCCCCTTCTTTTTATAGGCGCCGTCAAATCATCCGGTGATTTTTCCTTGTTAGGCATCAGATCACCGTAAATTTTCCAGTTTGTAGAGCGTGGTCATATGCAGCGCGGTCAGGTCATCCAGGATGTTTTCCAGCGCTGGCACCCCTTTACAGATGGCTTCCCGGTTTTCGTTCAGCCAGAGGAGTTCATCGTTTATCAGTTTGATAATGTTGTCAGTTTCGCTGAGGTTCACGAGCCCAAAGGAGCCTTGGTAGGCTTCGATTAGGTCGTCCAGCTTGTCGATGACGCCGTC